NTCGGGTGGCTCTTTTTCGGTAAGCTTCTTATTATCCTGGTAGAGGTTAATTTGCTCGCTCTGAAGGTTAATAGTTTGCTGTGCTGCTTCAAGTTCTGCTTTTGTTGCTGCCAATTCCTCTTCGGGGGTTTTGGCACCCTCAGCAGCCGCAGCAGCGTCAGCCGCAGCAGCAGCGTCAGCAGCAATAGAACCGGGTTCTGGATCAGGCATAGGTTTCTCCTAAATAGTTTATATAGGTCTTTACTCTATACAAGGAAGCAACTAAGATTCTTTCTTTTTGGTCTTGATTTCTCCGCGAAATGACTCTCCTTGAATTACACAATAATGGACATACTGGTTTTCCTTAAGCCCATGTTCTTTGTTGGGGCCTGAAACTGTCCTTATCTTTCCGCCATTTCTTCGACATTTTTCAAATGCTTCTGGCATCAAACTCCTCCACAATTAAACGGTATAGATCTGATTCCATACCGCATTTTTTACACTTCATTCCCTCGCCCTTAATATATTTCCATGCTTTCCGAATCTCTACATTGTCTGAGAGGTCTTTGATAATCTTAGCTATAATCTCTCCACAATTCTCACAATATAATTTGGTTCCCTTGGGTATCATTAGTAAACTATCACCTGTGCTTTCGCAGACTTAGCTATTTCCTCTAGGCCTTTATCAAGGTCGATTATATCTGGATCGCGTGGTATATCTAATGGAAGGACCCATAACCGTCGTAATTCGCATTTTTTGTTGTCTACATAATAACATATAGTACCCAGCATTTTGGGTGGACATAGACTTAAGCGCATAATCTTGGTCTGGATATCTTTGCCAATATTAGTGGCAAAAACCAAGAGCCAATAAGGCTCTTCTTTGGAATAGCGATCAATGATCCTTCCTAAGTTCTGTTGTAGATCCCGCGCCAATTCATTCCTAAACTCACCTATTTCAATTTTCTCTGTCATTATTTTTTTACCGGTGGCTTCGCTGGGGCCGGAGTTTGGGCACCAGTATTTAACTTCTCAATAGCCATAACGGTCTTTAGCATACTGAACAGCTCATCCGTCTCGATCTTGCCCAATAACTTCACAGCCTTAATCCTATCTAGCATAGCATTAGCTCGATTCTCTATGGCCTGAGTAGTTTTTGAATCAGCGCTTGCAATGTCGGATTTGGTCTTGGCCTGCACCAACATAGCGGTAAGGTTATCCATCTGCTTCTGAAATGCAGCCTGTTGCTGGGCAGCCTGATCCTGGGCCTGCAAGAACTTCTGGAGCTTATTCTTCCACTGAAGCGGAGCGGCATCGAATATTGCACTCCATGGTATCGGCGCGCCCTCACCTTTCATTGCCCTCAACTCAGCGTAGTATAACTGGCGCTGGCTATCACTGAGTACACCTTCAGTGGGAGTACAGTCATATTTTCCAAATTTCTTGTTGTAGAACTCAGGGCTGGGTTGCTCGGCTATAATCTTCTGTACCTTATCCGGGCCGAAATTTCTTTGAATCATCTGGATTTTTTTTCGGCCAACCAATCTCTTAGCTAATCGGTAATTATCAAAAAGATCCTGAGCAACTGTAAGTCCAGCAGCCTCTCTTAACTTCGACAGGATTCCGGCGCTCTGGAGATCCTTATTCTCGGGGGCTCCGAACATCTCGTCATTGGCACCAGGAATTTCGACCATATCTCTATCTAAGATCTCTTGAAGCCGAAAAAGGCCAGCAGGGATATCTGCTGATGTAAGTTGCTTGACCCTGTCCCATTTACCCTGTTTTGTGTAAATAACTTTTCCCTGGCCCGTTTGGTACATTGCCTTGGGGTTAACTACCGAATTTTCCTCAACCTGCCATCCAGTAGAGACTTGGCTATCAATGATATCAAGCATCTTGGATCGCCGTTTATTAAGCTCATCCTGGGGGTCTCTTATGCATCTTGCGAGTGCCTGGAGTTTTAAGTCACTATTATACTCTTCTGGCTCCCAAAACCCCATTATAGGGACATAATCAAAGTCATCTAAACCACTTAAACTCTTGCCTATATATAGTGGTTCCCCTTCTATTAAAATCCGAAGCTCAACTGTCCGTTTATACCCTTTAGTGACCTGCAAGAAGGGCATTCTCTGCATTATCGCTTTAAGCTGGTCCGCTGTACCGGTAAAATTCTGAAAGGCACCAGTTTTTGGGTCAGCTAGAATCTTAATTGGATCATATGTTCGGACTACCATCTCATCATAGCGGTAATACTGATCTCCAGCTAAATTGGTGGGAGGCCTGTAATAACTATACTTGTCATCTACCCCTTTAGGGGCCATATCCTCTATTGTCTTTCGCCTGTCCTGCGGCATCATAGCCATCATCACAGACTTATCAAAATATTCCCGTCTCAGGATATAAGTGCAATCGCTTAGATCACGCTCTGTAAAATTGGGGTCCAAGATGAATTTATTATACGGAATCCGCTTCATCTTAATATCCCCATTTAATGGATCATCAAAGTAGTCTATATAAAGGTTTACCAGATTAATACCGGTTTTTAGGGCTCCGCCTGAGAAGGCGTCACTAAGGACGTTATAGCCATTATTGTATTGCATGGTCCACATTAGACATCCGGTTAACTGGGAAGCCGTCAGGTCATCACTACTCTCTATAGGATCAACCTTTAGAGCTAACCGGTGTTTTCGCTGATACCCTTCAAGTAACCTAATAACCCGCCTGGTTTTATTGAACACATGAGCCGCCCGGCCCTGCTTTTTTAGACCAGATTTTTCCCTAGGCTCCCATTGGGCACCTTCAACCATACGCAAATCCTTCTTAGCTTCGCGTAAGAATGCGCCCCAATATGACCAACCTTGTTTGTACGCCTCGTCAAACTCGCTCTTTACTACCTGTTCATTTGTCATATTTCCTCCTTAAAACATCACCTCAAAATCTTCCTCAAAGAAGTCGTCTGTATCGAGCGGCCCTGACCCGCCCCCCGCACCTGGCACATTCTCATCATGAAGTCTTTGGGCCTGGGCTTCCGTCATCCCACCAGAACTCTTAAATACCATGCCTTCGGCGAACGTGCGGAAACCATCAGCACCATGGCAGGCCCAATTACGGGCTGGGGTGTCTGAATAACGCTTCCATTTGGCATCCCATTCTTTATGATAGCTCTCAAGAGCATCAATCCCGAGTTCGCAATTCACCGCATCGAATCGACATCTCGGAAGCCACTGCCGTACATTCCCAATACCATATTGGATATTCTTGGTACGTTCAACAATGGTGAACCTATAGTTTAATTCGTTTGCTATGGTTTCAGGGCTCTTCCCGGTTCCAAATTCCCGGTTGGACATATCATGGGGACCAAAATGTTCTCCATAATTATAACCTTCCTCAACCATTAACTTACTAAGAAGCTGAAGGTAAAATTCTATACCCTCTCCCTGATTCTGATAGTACCGGATAACATCAACCTTATCGCCCCCCGGAAATTGCATAAACCAGATTGTCGTAGAATCACTAATCCCGATATCCCAAAAGGTATACACCGGTATTCGGGGGTCGTGGGGGACCTCACAAACTCGCCCTTCCGCACGAACATCGGTCATAAGGCGGCCATAGATCGCCCCAGCCATACCTCCCTCAAAGCTACAGTAATACTCCTGTTGGATCATGTCCTCTTCCGTACCCTCATCACGCTCCGCTTGGATATCTGCGGGAGTTAGAACCGGAGTACCGTCTGGTTTGAAAGTATCGTTAACCGTAAGAATCTGGGAAAACCAGGTATCAGGGAGACGTTTGGTTTTCTGATAAAGGTGATAGCCATGATTTTTCCCACGGGGAGTATATAAGAATACAGCCCAACCTTTGTTCTCCCTAAGAATAGGCTTAAGAAAATTCCACGCTCTAGGGTCCTGTAATGAATACTCAGACAAAATGAGCCCAACTGGATTTGTGCCCATGACGGCATCAAAATTATCCGACCCGATAAGTTGAAAGATTGATCCATTTGCTATCTCCACTCTCATATCATCTTCACGTTTCCGGGTTATGATCTCCTTCGGAAAGTGATTCATGAATTTAAAACCACTAAAATCCATCCCATCCCAGATAACCTTCCTGGATTGCTTCAGGGTGGGAAAGAGGTAAAAATAAGTCCCGATCCGCTTGAACATCGAATTTATCATGAAGTTAAGGGCGGTTTTATCTTTACCACAGCGCCGATGCCATACAAGGCAGGCCCTCTTAATTCCCTGATCCATGGCGCGCATAAAGGGGAGTTGGTAGCTTCTAGGTTTAAAATTGTGCGGAATCTTAACCATTATTTACAAAACTCTTCTTCATAAAAATCTTGAATATTGTAGGCCCATATCTCAAGGAAAAAATTGCTTTTTCCAAAATCATGACCTACCTTGGTTTCGCCCAATACTTCCTGAAGATAATGGGTTAACTCATGTGCTATGTATGCCTCTGTTTTACATTTCGGAATCCAATTTCCAATATAGATTATTTGTGTTCTGATATGAAAGAAAGCTCGCAGATTCTGTAAACGTACCCTAATACGCTTTATAGCCTCTTCTTTTCCGAATTTCTCATACCAATGTTCAAAATAGTCTTTATTAATTCTGAGATATAATCCCTGTAAAGCTAACTGCTCAAGGAATATGATCGGCGGGAGGGGCGCATCCCCTGTATAACGATATTTCTGCTTTACAAAATCAAATATATCTGTATTAGAGCCCCAGGCTGGGGTTGCAATAAGCAGAATAATCATTATAAATGTTATTTTCCGCATTTATACCTCCTGTTGCCTACTGTTGTCTGTATGGCTCTCCTATCACGGGTTTAAAGTCCCTTGTTAGGCATGATGGTAGTCCTGGTTTTAACCATCCTCCATCTTCACCTGGATAAAAACCTTTATCTATTTCTTTCATGGTTTCCTCCTTATAATTCTACCCAATCAGGTTCAAACTCTCCGCCACCGCCAAAAGCTATATCATTGTCAAAAAATGGTCTTACTGGTTCCATCTTATCTCTCCTTATATTATCGTGTTGCCCACTGTTGTCTACATGGGAAACACCTTCATTAAAAGCAACACTTTCACCAATCGGTGAAGCAGTGAAACAATCCCGACAAAAATACCCCGAAAATGTCGTATTAGACCCCAGTATGTCGGCAAAAAACCGACTTATTATGCAGAATAACGTCTATAGGGTTCTAATATAAGCAAGGAAGCAACATGGACAAAAACGTGGGCAGATCTCCATAAGTGGTGACGTTTTTGTACTATGATGGACCAGATCGGATTCGCACCGATATCTCCCTGCTTGCAAAGCAGGCGCTTTTCATTAAGCTACCGGCCCAAGTTTGCCCCCAGTTATAAGAGGAGTTATCTCTGACCACCATTGGCTGCACTCCGACTGGGGGCGGGTCTGGTGAGCGGGGAAGGAATCGAACCTCCACACTCCGAAGAGGACGGGTTTACAGCCCGCGAAACTCACCTATGTTCAGCCCGCTCTTAGCAGTTTAAAACAATATAGAAACATCCAGTATTACTGTATCTGGGAGGATGGATTTGAACCACCGCCTTCCCGGTTCCAGGCCGGGCACTCTACCCGACTGAGCTACTCCCAGTTGATGGGATTCTAACCCATCCAATCCTATATGGTGGGGGAGGGGGATTTTAACCCCCAGCTCCGGGGTCCTCCCCGGTATCCTAATTTGGACGACACCCCCAGATATGGAGCTGACAGCGGACCCTTAACCCCTCCGCCCTTCCAGCTAGGAACCACACGCTGCCAGCATATATAAGAGGGAGGCGGGATTCGAACCCGCGTTTTCCTGGGTTGCAACCAGGAGCTTTCCAATTAGTTACTCCCTCATTGGTAGCGGAGGCCAGAATCGAACTGACGTGGCCGAGCGTATGAGACTCGACAGGCAACCAACAGCCTCCCCGCGATTAATTATGGTATCAACCTTTTTATTGTCCATATCTTCCACCTCTATCTTTCTTAGAGCAGCATACCCATATACACCGTACAATGATTGAAGTGATACCAATTATGACTACAACTGTACTCATTATATCCCCAAAATTACATGCTCTAATCGTCTAATCAAAGCATGGGAGGCATTTGCCACCTGTTTATCATTATGTTTCTTCTTGTCCCTAATCATATCCCTTAGAGGCTGTATAAGCACCTCACAGATCTCATGGAAAGCAGCTTGGTCCAGGAGGGCCTTAGTCGGCTTCAAATTCCAATAGATATTAAGAATAACCTCAGCCATCCGAGCCTCGACATCCGCGAATGCGGCAGCGGCGGTTCCGCTCTCT